CAGCCATGACTTTTTTATAAGAGACTACACGATCATCAATATTATTTGCTCGTGGCCATAAAGCTATTCCGCTTCGATGACGGCCATAGTGATCAGTTTCTTCTTCTTCAAGAAGGTTTTCTTCGAAATTATTTAAAGTTTCTGACTTATGTTCGATTTCAATATCTTTTCCTCCTGAATCGCTTGGACCACCTGCAGAATCTTGACCAAGATCTTTTTCTTCGTCGGTTTCGGCAAATTGTTTTTTTCTTTGGTCTAAATAATCGCCCAAAGCCTCTTCTATTTCTTCGTCGCTGACAGCAGATGAAACACTGTGTGATTCTGTACCATCATCTGCTTCGTTTGAAGTATCTTCTGGAATAGCTGAATTACCGAAATCATCACCTTCATCTTCAGACGATTGAGATTCTTCGGTAAGTTCTTCACCATCGTTATTTTGAGAATTTTCTTCTTCTACAGATGATTGAGATTCTAACTCCTTAGGAGCTTCGTTTTCATCTGAGAATTTTTTAATTTTGTGATAAAGATCAACCACTTCTTCAAAAGTTTCAGCTGCATAACACTCTTCATAGAGAGCGCGCTCTTCGTCGTTAAGAGGAACATCAACTAAATTTCCAACTTTACCTTGAAGATTTAAGCGATCAATAAACTTTAAGTTTGATATATCTTTATCGGCAATTTGAAAGAAATCGTTTTCAACAAGTGTCTTATAAGCTCCATTGAAAATTCTTGGCATTCCCGCGTATGTCTTTTTAATTAGACGCTCGATACGAATATCTTCGATAATATTTAGAATGTCAAAGTTGCTACGACCAACCTCTTCGAGAAATTTTTCGAAACCATCAAGAGGTGTGTATAAGGCGTGTGATACTTCGTGACCTACAAGCATATCATAAACAACTTTGCCTTGATCTTTCCAAATAGGTAATCCAAGGACCCGATTTTTAACATCAAAGTGAGCGGTTTTTAATCCTTTACTGTGTGTGACAGTAATATTCTCCTTAGCCAATAATTTGGCAAGCGATGACTGAGCCTGTAATTCGAGTATTTTTTCCATAACTTTAACCTTCTTTAATTTGTTATGGCCCTATTATACCATAAAATTAGGTCCTTGTACATAGGGGCCCCCTAATTTTCTTTCACTTTTTTGGTCGGCCGTTGGTTACCAACCACTTACATAAGCACTTTTTTTAAGAAATTTCTTTAATTCTGCTAAAATTATTGGATTTTTCGAATTCTATCTTACTTGGGAACTTACCTTCGAGCAAATCTTGTTTATGACTTATAACAAATACGTTTGTTTCTTTTCCAAGAGTATAAAGAATCTTAAGAAGATTATCCACACCATCAGCATCCATACTTGAGTCAAATGTTTCATCTAGAATCAATAAGTTTGTATTTGCTGAATTTTTCATTTTAGCTATTTGACGCCAAGCAAATAATAAACTTAAATCAATCCTTTGTTTTTCACCTTCTGAAAATGATGGATATGTAAATTCGTCTCTATGACGAGATCGAATAGTTTCATTAAACCCCTCGTCAAGATTAAACAACACAAAGAAATCAAGGACTTGTAAGTATTGATTAATGAGCTTATTCATTACTGGTAAGTATTGACGAATTACCTTTGTTTTAATTCCTGTATCGCGAAGTAGCTCAGCTATTGCATCGAAATACGAACTTAATTTTGATTGCTCACCTCTTTCGACTACTAAATTTTGTTGGGTTTCTCGATCTTTTACTAGTTTTTCTTCGGCAGCTTTAGTGTCCTTTACGGTTTCAACTGATTTTAAATCTGATATTTTGTCGTTGTTATTATCGATTCGAATCTTATTGTTATTAATAGATGACTGAACCTCGTTTAGGTGCACGACTTGTTTATACAATGTATCTGCGGTTTCCTGCGTTTCTTTTATTTTATCTTTAACTTCGTAATAATTTTCGTTTAATAGTTTAGCATTTTCTTTGCACTCTTGATTTTTGGTTTTCTTTAATGAGACTGATATTTCTTGAGAACATGTTGGACACGTGTTGTTATCTTTATAAAATAACGATTCGGTAACAACCTCATCCATTTTGGTTTTAATGCCGCTTTTACTATTTTCTAATATTCTTTCTTCCTCTTGAGTTTTTTGATAATTTTCTGTAACACTATCGAAATGCGTATCATACTCTTCTTGAAGACATTTATTGCTATCAATCAATATGGTGTTTTCATCTTCAATAGCTAATATCTTCTTTTCGTTTTTTTCTTTATTTGAGGTATCAATATTTTTTAAATCTTTAATGTGCTCAGATTCAAGCCGAATTGTTTCTTTCAACATCTCAAGTTGATGATCAGTATTTGACATTTGATTTCTTAAAAGGCTTACCTTATCTTTAAGAACTGCATTCATTTTTGTAAAAATACCAATGTCGAGTAGATCTTCAATCACTGCTCTACGTTGATAAGTTGGTAATTGCATAAACGGAATAAAATTAGATGAACCTAATACAACAACTTGGTGAAAAGACTTATGATTAAGCTTAAGAATATTTGATTCAAGAACCTTTTGATAATCACGCGCGTGAGATTCCTGATTTAAAAGTTTGCCATTTCTATATACTTCAAATATGTTTGGCTTTATACCTCGAATAATTTTATAACTGATGCTTCCTACTGAAAATTCAACTGTGACTAAACACTGTTTATTATTAATTGTATTTACAAGTTGATTTTTGTTTATACTGCGATGAGGTTTGCCGAATAACGCAAACGATAATGCATCGAGCATCGTTGATTTACCAGCACCATTAGATCCAACAATTAGAGTCGATGGATTTTTATCTAAATACACTGTGGTTTCTTTATTTCCTGTAGATAAGAAATTTTTCCATGTAAGTTTTTTAAAAATAATCATTATATAGTATCGAGAGATTGAGCTTCTACTAAAAGTTCTTGCATCATTTTTTTCAAAGTGTCAACATTAAGTTGTGTAGCTGTAGCATCGATGTAAGAATTAAGGAGCGTAGGTGTATCTTCTACTGCGACGTTATCATCCGCAACATTGTTACCGTCATACTCATCAAAGTTTTCTATGATTCGTACCTCGTGCGGATTATAATCATATAGTTTTTCCATCCACTTATCAAATGCATATAGATCCTTTTTGTTAGTTACTATTACTTTAATATAAGTTCCTTCAACGTTTTTCCTTTTTAAAGAAACAACTTTCTCTTCATCGTAAACTATTTTTTGAAATAAAATATTGGTGTTTTGTATAGGCGTTAATTCACGAGTTTTAGAATCAAAAACATGAAAAAATTTAGGATCACCAGCATCTGACCAAGTTAACTCCATCTGGGTACCAAGATACGTAATATTTTCTTGAGTACTTTTTGTATGATAATGACCAGAATAAACTGATTCGTATCTTTGAAAAAGTTCTTTACCCATACCATGAGATTTAATATTAGCATTTGCCATATAATTAAATCCACCAAGTTCAAAGTGACCCATAATAACGGGTGATTTACTTGTTTTTAAAAAGTTGATACACTCTTCTTCATTTTCTTGACAAATCCACGGAACTAATCCAACTGTCATATCTCCATTTCCGATAGTTATATCGATTGGATCTTCGTATATACTTACACAATCAGAATATTCAATTAAAAGTTCTTTTAGCGAATTTAACTTATTTGTGTTTTTATAATACACATCGTGATTTCCTGGTATGATCGACATATGTATACCTTTTTCACGAATCACGTCTAAGAATATTTCTTTATTGTGATTAAGCGCTTTAAAGTTTACAAACTTGCGATGCTCAAAGTAATCACCAAGGTGCAGTATTGTTTTAATATTATTTTCTTCCAAGTATGGAAAAAATATTTCATTATAAAATTTGGCCGAATAATCCAAAAAGATATCCGAGCCATTTTTGACACCCAAATGAGTATCATTCAAGATAGCTATTTTCATATTATAGAAATTTTTCTAAACCGCCTATTTTTTTCTTTTTCGGCCTACGAGTCTTTTTCTTTAACTCTTTTCCGTATTCTTTTATTTTGTTATCGCGTTCACGAATTTGTTGTGATTTGTATCTTACTCTATCAACTATACCTGCACCATCAGAAAAGTTTCCAGAGTCCATAAATGCATCTGCGCCTGCGTGATCCATATATTTTTCTTTAATGTCTTGTTGCTTCTTCTCTTTCGCGATGCGTCTTAAGAATGCGTAGTACGTAATTTGTGTAAAATACGCGAATGCATTTGGTAAACCAGTACGAGTAGCCTTTTTAACATTATAGTTCATAATAGCTTTAATACAATTTTCAACTGCATCCATCACCATTTCTTCTCTATACGTATATCCTACAAAGTTTGGTTTGTGTGATAATCCTTCTGCTATCTTAAGAAAACATCTTCCGATATAATCTGTGATAATTGGTTCATCCTTTTCTGCATCTCGAGCTTCATTCACTGAAGTAACATAGTCAACTACTGATTGAGAAAACTCTTTATTGTTAACATAGTGCGGTTTATCCCTAGGTTTGATTTTAGGTTTTTTATTAGGTTCTTCTTTCATTTTGATAATCTCCATTATATATTGTTTTGAGCGTTTTGTACATATAAAAATTTAGCCATTTGATCATTTAACCATGTACAAGTGCTCATCTTTTTGGTATAATAATTAAAACCAAACAACAAAAGACAGCACCTAATTGTTGCCTTTATATTTCTTTCGCCATTCAGAGTGAATGTCAGAAATAGAATTTAGATCGTTACTGTCGCTAATTCCGTTATCTACTTTCCAACTTTCAGTTTCATCTTCGTATTCTTCTTCTTCTTCAGTTAAATCTTGATTATCAACTTGAGGATTGAACATTAGATTCATTACCTCTTCCATTTCGCCTTTACTAAGATGGTTGTGAAGCTTCTCAATTATAAAGTACTTGTGATAATGAACTTTTAAGTGCAGCGGTGTGTCGGAGCGGCCGATGATTTTATCAGCTGATATTATAATCATTTCCTCTTCTTCAGTTGCCATCCACGGTTTTAAATATATTTTTCCATCTGTGTTTTTACGATCGAGTTCTAATGCTCCTGAAATATAAATTATATTCGAGCCTTCTTCGTAGTCAACTTCTTCAGCAATTACATACGAACCATCGACTAAGCGATAACTCATAATAGCGGATTCTTGTAAATAGTCTTTTAGGTCTTGTGATGGTTTAAATGTCATAATGGTACCTCGTGTATTTGATGGTTAAACTTCTCTTTCGCGTATATTTTTACCCTTTCAATTGCGTGGTTCAAAGTATAGTTCTTATGTTTTTTCCATGACAAATCATCTGCTAAATCATAAATAGTCGTTCCTTGTCCATCTTCTGTTTTTCTTAATCCTCTTCCGATAGATTGCAGAACTCTTATTTGTGATTTTGTAGGTGAAGCAAACATTATATTGTGTAGGTTAACTATATTTATACCTGTACTAAACGTACCTACACTCGCAACAATAATAGCGTTCTTTTCCTTTTCAGTAATCTCGCGAATTCTTTCTCGTTCTTCAGCGTTTACTGCACCAGATACAAAGAACACTTTGCGACCAGTTCCCTTAAGTTTTTCTGTAAACATTTCATATAAAGGTTTACCGTGTTTTTGTACTAAATTGTATAGCACTAATGAGTTACCTTGTTGATCACATGTAAGGTTAACTATAAACTTATTTCTTTTTTCGTGACTTACTATATGATCTATTTCGTCTTGGTACTTTAATCCTTTACACAACTTTCTTTCTTCATCAGAATATTTTAATACTAAGCATTGAACTGTTAGTTGCGCGAGAGTATTAGAATCAATTAATTCCTTTGTAGATGTTACTTTATAAACAGGACCAAAGTTCCCTTCGAGAGTCATTTGATTCGATATTGCGTCATCAATCGTACCAGT